CACTTAAAGTGGGCTGACCTGTACGACCCACTTACAGTACCCTAAATTATCATATATTGTTGTAATTACCCTACTACAGTTAGCCTCTATCAGTTGGTTGTAGGTATCACTTGAAGTGAGCCACTTGAACGACCCGCTTATAGAGTTTAACTACTCACCTAATAAGGGTGCAGGTACTCTACCACTGAGAGCTTCTAACAGCCAGTGTTGTAGTTACCCACCCTTACTTTCATAGGACTTCTGCCATGACAGCTCAAAAACTAGAGTACAACTCAGAGATTGCAAAAGTGGTTCGCCGTAATGCGGCTGCTGGAGTCACTCTCAAGGACACCTTTGCCGAGATTCAACACATGGCATGGGCACCAGCAAGTATGACTACCTTCATGAAGAAGTATGGACATGACTGGCACTCCACTAGAGCAGATATTGCAGCCAAGATTGGTAACCGTGTAGTTACTCAGGCTATCAAGGGTGATGTTGACCATCCCGCTACGTGGAAGTCTCAAGAACTCTATCTCCGTTCTCATGGTGGTTGGTCCCCTAAGACTACAGAGCAAACTCAAGAAGTGGGCACTGAGGAAGAAGAAGCTGAGAGTGCTGTTAACTCACTCATGAAGCTACTTGGTAAGGACTCTGAAGAGGAATAAGAATGTTCAGCACAACCCGACAGAAGCCCCAGAGGCTAACTGCTGACTATCTTAGAACCCTCCCGGCAGAAGAAGTTAAAACTGCACTCTCCCAACTCTCACCCCAACAGTTAGACGAACTACAGTTCTCCTACGAGTTCCTTGCTAGGGACAACCAACTACCTCCTGAGGGTGATTGGAATGTGTGGCTCCTGAATTGTGGAAGGGGCTTCGGTAAGACATGGACTGGTGTTCAGTGGGTCAGAGAACAAGTCAAACAGGGTAAGAAGCGTATTGCTGCTGTAGCTAGTACCAACTCGGATATTCTCCGTGTTATGGTTAAGGGTGAGTCAGGTTTCCTTAGTCTCTGCTGGAAGGGTGATAAGACCTATAAAGGCAAAGAGATGGGTTATCCTGAGTGGTCACCTACCAAGCGTACTCTTTCATGGGCCAATGGTGCTCAAGTAGAGTTCTATTCCGCTGAAGAACCCGAACGCCTCCGTGGACCTCAGTTCGAGGCAGCTTGGTGCGATGAGACGGCAGCTTGGAACAAAGACCAAGAAACTTGGGATATGTTACAGTTTTGCCTACGTCTAGGTAAACACCCACAAGTTTGTGTTACTACTACCCCTAAATCTACAGTTCTTGTCAGAAAGCTTCTTAAAGACCCTAAAACTGTAGTTACCACTGGTAGTACCTTTGATAATACCAATAACCTTGCAGATACTTACCTGACAGCGGTTAGGGAACAGTATGAGGGTACTCGCCTTGGTAGGCAGGAACTTTATGCTGAGGTACTCACAGAGAACGAGGGCGCTCTCTGGACTGCACAGATGATTGATGACTGCCAGATTAGCCGAGATGAACTACCCACCCTAGTAAGAAAGGTTGTGGCTGTAGACCCTGCTGTATCCTCTAATGTGGAATCTGACAGCACAGGCTTGGTTGTTGCAGGTATCGACATAAATGGCAAAGCCTACATATTAGGTGACTACACCCTAAAGGCTTCCCCCGAGACATGGGCCAACAAAGCTGTAGAACTTTACCACCTCTTTGAATGTGACCGTATCGTATATGAGTCCAATCAGGGCAAAGACCTCATCCCCTCCCTCTTCAAGACTGTTGACCCTAACCTGCCACTCAAGGGTGTTCACGCAAGTAGTGCTAAGATCGCACGTGCTGAGCCTGTGAGTGCCCTCTATGAGCAAGGTAAGGTCTACCACGTCAGAAACCCGGAAGACCCCTCAGCAAGCCTTACAGAGCTTGAGACGCAGATGACTACTTATGAACCGATGGGTAAGTATAAGTCACCTGATAGGTATGATGCTCTTGTGTGGGCACTGACAGAACTTATGCTCAAGGGTTACTCCAAACCGAATCTTAAACTTGTGTATTCGTCTAACAAGGGTTTGCGCTAATGAAAAGGCTTATCAAGATTGGCGACGCTTGTAGTCAACTTGCTAATGTGTCTTTCCCTTTCTGGCCCCATGGAGATACAACAGCTAACGAAAGCATCTCAGGTCGTGTCCACAGGGAAGACAGAAAGAAGCTGAAGTTTATTATCAACACAATCTTCTTTCTCCAAGAGGACCACTGCAAGTTAGCGTTTGATAAAGACCTCCAAAGGGCAAGAGACCTCCTTTCACAATATGAAGGCTAATAGAAATGTCAACCAAGCAACTCTCAGTAACAGAAGGCCAAAAGATACTTGGGGTTGCAGGTACATCTACCCGTAATGGCACTCTTAAAGCTGATGACCTACAACCTGAACTTCGTGGTAAAAGGGCTGTACGTAAGTTCCGGGAGATGCGCGATAGTGATGCTACTATCGGTGCTGCACTCTACGCTGTAGAACAAATGCTCAGGGATGTCCCTATTAAGGTCACCCCCGCTGACAACTCCGAGGCTGCACAAAAAGAGGCAGAGTTCGTAGAGTCAGTCTTGGAGGATATGGACCACACCCTTGATGACCACATCTCGGAAGCACTCTCTTTCCTTACCTTCGGGTTTGCTACTTTTGAGGTGGTGTACAAACGTAGGGTTGGCCCCTATGAACGGTCTCTCAAGAAGCGTAGTAAGCATACAGACAACCGCATTGGTGTTCGTAAGTTGGCTCCTCGTGCTCAGTGGACTGTCAACAGGTTTGATGTAGATAACCAATCAGGTGATCTCTACGGGTTCTACCAAGATGTCTCTTCAGGGTTTGGCTCTAACTACATCCCTATGCGTAAGGCTATTCTCTACCGCACCACTACAATCAATGGTGACCCTTCTGGTAGGTCTATCCTACGCAATGCTTACGCTTCATATGAGCGACTTAACGCTATCCAACAATATGAAGCAATCGGTATTGAGAGGGAGCTTGCAGGTGTCCCACATGCTGAGGTTCCTGCTGAGTACCTTTCAGGGGATGCTACAGAGGATCAACAAGCAGTCCTGAGCCAACTCAAGGAAATCCTACGAGACCTCAAGTTCAATGAACAAGGTTTCTTGATTACTCCTAGTGATACCTACCCCGGCAAAGATGGTGAGCCTACAAACCAGAAGCTAGTCTCTGTAAAGCTAATTTCTGCTGAAGGTACTCGTAACATTGATATTGACCCTGTAGTTAAGCGTTACCAGCACGACATTGCTCGTAGTGTCCTTACTGAATTTGTTATGCTAGGCGGTGGCTCAGGTGGCTCCTACGCCCTCTCGAAGAGTAAGTCTGACATATTCCTACGCTCCTTAGAGAGTTATATCAACACTATCGTAGATGTCCTCAATAAGCAACTGGTAGAGCCTCTTTGGCGTCTCAATGGTTTGGACTTCAAGCTGATGCCTAAGATCAAAGCTGGTGATATTGCTCCTCACGACCTTAAAGAACTTGGTGGCTTCCTCCGTAACCTTAACAGTGCAGGTATCTCTTATGCAGATGATATTGACATCGTTAATGCACTCCTTGACCAAGCTGAACTCCCTAATGTGGATGAAGAGACTTACCGTAATTCCCGTGAGCGGGTCACCCAAGTAGAGGTCGCTCGTGCTAATGGTGGTGTGCAGGTAGACGAGGATGAGACTGAGGAAGATGATGACGAGAAGGTAGGGAACTGATGCCTAGCTGGGAACGCCTAGACTATAGGGATACTGGTTTAGCTATTGCTCGTGGGTTGGTAGGGGAAGCTCAAGGAATTAACATCTTTGGGTTTAACCGTGACATAAACACTACATACGAGACGGTGTTCAATAATGGTGGTGGTCTCTATCAGTATCCTACCGCTGCTGTACAGATGAGTGTTGTTAGCTCTGCCGTAGGTGATACTGCACAGATTGTTATCAACGGACTTGACGGGGACTACAACATTATCACTGAAGTGGTTACCCTAAATGGTATCACCCCTGTCACGACTACACAAGCCTTCTTTCGTATTAACAGTGCTGCTGTAGTTTCAACACCTAACCTTTCAGGTAATGTTACTATCTCAAATGGTGGTGTTACTTACGGCTACATAGAATCAGATATTGGTGTGCAGCAGGCTTGTTTGTACTCTGTCCCCGCTGGTTACTCTCTGTACATCTACCGAATTGATGTAAACTGTGGTACTGTAGATACCAACAAAACTATCTTTATTCGTAACAGATTGCAACTTCCTAATGGTGTCGTCTACAATGTAGCTGAAGCCTCTTTCAACGTGTCACAAGTGTCTTACGACCGGCAGATACCATTCCGTATCAACGAAAAGACAGACTTCTCATTTATCTGTAAATCATCATCTACTGATAATGAAGTGTCCATCTTTGTTGAAGCTGTATTGGTAAAGGACTGATAGATGAACTTAAATAAATTCCAGACAGACTTTGATGTGTTCTCTGACCCACTGTCTGCTAAATCCCGCTCTCGTGCTATTGGCCTTGATGGTAAGATTCATGTGTATGACCTAGATGGACAAGCCATGTATATGCCCGGTTCTGACCACACAGAGTACCTACAGCACATGGAGTATGATGACCCTGAGGAGCCACTTGGGGAAGTCACTGAGGACCGTATGGTAGAGGCTCTACGAGCAGTGGTAGCAGAAATTATGAATAAGAATGACTTCCAAGACTGGGGTGAAGCTGAAGACATCACCAAAGCTGAGTACCAAGGCAAGGAAGTCCCGCTAAACAAACCTCGTAGGCTCTCAGGCGGTAACAAGAAGTTTGAAGTCTTTGTACGAGATGGTGGCAAGGTTAAGCGAGTTACTTTCGGTGACCCTGATATGGAGATTCGCCGTGATGATGATGAAGCTAGAGCCAACTTCAGAGCAAGACACAACTGTGACAGTAAGAAAGATAAGACCTCTGCTGGTTACTGGTCATGCAGGATGTGGGAGAAAGGGACTACAGTGAGTGATGTAACTAAAGCATCTGTAGGTGATCGTGTATCTTGGAACTCTAGTGGAGGTACCGCTCGTGGTATTGTCCGTCAGATTGTACGAGATGGTACTGTACCTGACATCCCTGTGAAAGTAACAGGAACAAAAGAAGAACCTGCTGCTCGTATTGAGATTGTAGATGACGAGGGTAAGCCTACAGGACAGATGGTAGGCCATAAGCTCTCTACACTACGTAAGGGTGAACTCACAGAAGATGACTTCAAGATCATCAAAGTAGATGAAGATCATAGAATCCTCTACGGGTGGGGTTCAGTCACCACCTACAAGGGTGATCTTGTAGTTGACCGCCAAGGTGACGCTATTGAAACAGAGACTATGCACACAGCAGTCAATGAGTTTATGAAAGGCGTCCGAGTCGGTAAGCTAATGCACAACGGAGAGAAGGTTGGACAGATTGTTCACTCTTTCCCAATCACCAAAGATATTTGTTCAGCACTAGGAATACAGTCTGATATGGAAGGCTGGATAACTGGGTATTACGTCGAAAAAGATGATGTCTGGGAAGATGTAAAATCCGGGAAATATGCGGAGTTCTCTATCGGAGGGTCCGCTCTGAGAGAGGAGCTTTGAGGTGCCTACGCTACTGAAAAACCTTAAACTTGACGAACTGTCAATCGTAACGCGCGGTGCCAACCAATACGCCAAAGCACCTATTTTTAAAGCAGATACTTCCGAAGGAGAACCCATGGAAGACGAAATCGAAAAGATGACTGACGATCAGAAAGCCGAGATGGAAAAGATGTCCGGTGACATGAAGTCTAAAATGAAGATGTATATGGACAAAGGTATGTCTTACGACAAAGCTAAAGCCATGTGCAACGAAGACATGAAGAAGTCTCTCGAAGAAGAAGTGACCAAGCTGAAGGCTGATAATGAGACTCTTCGTAAGTCCCTTCTTGAAGAGGGCTACAAGATTACTGCTGAGGGTATCGAAAAGAAAGCCCCTGAGGAGTTCATCGAAGTTGAAGGTGAGCAAATCAATAAAGCAGATATCCCTGCACCTATTCTTAAGCGCCTTGAGGAGGCTGAAGTTGAGAAAGCCGAAGCAGCTATCACCAAGCGTTGCAAGGAAACCCTCCCCAACCTTGAAGAAGCCAACGCTCGTGTACTCCTGAAGGCACATGATGAGATGGCTCAAGAAGAGGCCAAGAAGTTTGCAAAGTTTATGCAGGCACTTGATAACATCTTCGATGAGATGACTGAAGAAGTGGGTAAGTCCGCTACTCAAGGTGACATGGAAGACCCTAACGACAAACTTGACGCTCTTGCTAAGGCTTATGCCTCTGAGCACGAAACAACCTTTGCGAAGGCTTATGCTGCTGTTGTCAAAACTGACGAAGGCAAAGCTCTCACAAAAGCTATCTATAAGAAGGATTAATAGATACTTCACTTAAAGTGATACTCTATAGCCTTTTCTTAAAAGAATATACTCATTAGAAGGAATACAAATATGAGTACTGTTGGTGGAAACCAAATTCGTGAAACAATGATTGCCGGTGCTGACCTCTCGGAAAAGCAGTGGACCTTCGTAATTCAAAACACAACTGACCGCACTGTTGTTAACGCAACCGATGGCCAAGCCGCTGATGGCGTGCTCATCAAGACTTCTTCCGTGGCGGAAACGCTGCTGCCTAATTGAAGCATAGAAAGGATTAAACTATGCCTATGTTGACTCCGTCGCAGGTACATATTGATGCACCGCTGACAAACCTCACTCTTGCCTATCTCCAGTCGGCTGATAACTTCATCGCTGATAAGGTCTTCCCGATTGTGGATGTGGACAAGCAGTCTGACAAATACTACATCTACGACCGTGAGAACTTCAACCGCTCCGGTCAGCGTAAACAACTTGCACCTCGTACCCGTCCTGAGCGTGTTGGTATGTCCCTCTCCAATGACTCATACTTTGCGGATGTTTATGGTCTGGCAACCGACTTCGATGAGCAAACCCTTGCTAACGAGGATGCTGCTCTGGAGACCCGTACTATGGGTGCTCAGATGCTCACCCACAATATGCTTATTGACCGTGAGAAGGATTTTGTAACTAACTTCTTCTCGGATGGCATCTGGGGTACTAACTGGGATGGTGTTGCTGATGGTGATAACAACACCGCCGCAGAGGTTACTAACTGGGATGACTACACCAACTCCACCCCGATTGTTGATGTTCGTCGCCTTGCCCGTACAATCCAACTGAAGAGTGGTGGCTTCAAGCCCAACACTATGGTTGTGACCAAGAATGTTCGGGACAAGCTGGTTGACCACCCTGATATTCTGGCCCGCCTTAACGGTGGTGCTACTGTCACTAACACTGCACTCATCACAGATGCAAAGCTGGCGGAAATCTTTGAGGTGGAACGCTTCTTCGTTATGGAAGCAATCGAGAACACTGCTGCTGAGGGTGCTGCTGAGAACAACTCCTTCATCGGTGGAGATGACGTTCTCCTCTGCTACACTCCCGCAAGTGCTGGCCTCCGTACCCCTGCTGCTGGCCTCACCTTTGCTTGGAACTCTCTGCCGGGTGTTTCTAACCTTGGCCTGACTGTTGAGAGCTTCACAGGTGACTTCCTTCGTGTTGAAGGTATCGCTGAAGAAATCCACGTCAAGATGTCTTACCAAATGAAAATTGTTGGTTCTGACCTTGGTGGTTTCATCAATAGCGTTCTTTCGTAAATAACCTAATAGTGGCCCTGCTGTTCATCTCGTATCAGTGGGGCCTCTACTCAAATATAATAATTAACAGTAATACACCCTAAAGGGAAACTAAACAATGCGTAACAAAGAATATCAACAGTATATGTTTGATAACGAGTTTGGTTGGCAGGTAGATCGCCCTGTCTTTGTAAAACTTCCGTTTTCAGCTTTTGGTAAGCAGTGGAACAAAGGCGAACACTTTACGTGGCACGTTCAATCTTACCGTGAAGAGGATCACCGCAAAATCCTACGAACCATTAATGATATGTACCTCTCTGGTAAAATCCACCACGATAGTTCCCGTGAAGTACAACAAAAAGTAGGTGACCGTCTAGGTGAACTAGACAAAGAAGAAATCGCAAGTCTTATCCGTCAGGTTAATGCAGAACTCAAGAAGCGTTGCACTACTGATAAAGAGTTCCAGACTAAGCGTATCAAGCAATCCAAAATCCTAGACAAACAACGTGGGCTTATTCGTTCATGGCTTAACCGTAATAACTGGGCTTTGGATATCTACACTGGTATTCGAGACGATCTTCTTGAGAAGGCTAATAGCAAGTCCCTTGCCACAGAAGAACTTGTAGACACTACGACAGAATAACCTAAAGGACGCCCAATATGGCCTTCAGCTATGATGAGACTAACCTTAGTACTGATACAGCCGCAGGGCGTCTTAATGCTGTACGCCTTCTTGTAGGTGATACTGACACAAGCGACCCTCAATCACAAGATGAAGAGATTGTCTTTGCTCTGGCTCAAAATGGTGACAATGTTTACCTGACAGCTTCTTGGATTGCTCGCAGTATCGCAGCCAAGTATGCACGTCTTGTAGATACTGACCTTGATGGTCAATTGAGCGAAAAGTACTCTCAGCTACAAACCCACTACAAGGGCCTCAGTGACACCCTAGAGTACCAAGGTAAGACCACGAGTGGTGGGCTAGGCTTTGTAGCAGGTGGCCTCTCACGGGCGCGTATGAAGGCTGTGGAGAGCAACACAGACCGTAAGGGTTCTCGTATCAAGCGTGACCAATTCCGCTATGAGGATAATGACTACTCAGGAGAGGTCTGATGCTTTCAGGTAACCTACAAACTCTCATTAACCGAAGGGGTCAGTCAGCTACTCTCAGGTACAAATCTTCAGGAACTTATGACCCGACTACAGGTTCCCTTGGAGGAGTAACTAACACAGATGTAAG